TATATTCCCAGGCCTCCCGGATCTTGTGCAATTAAGTACCAAGCCTGTGTATAATAATAAGTTAGGTAAATAAATTTAAGGATCATTGGAATAGAGCCTCCATATGTTTGAGTAGGTAGAGGTAGATTTGTTCCACCAACATATGGTCCAGTATTATCGACCCAAGGAAATGTTATGTTTTGTGGAGTTCCGTTATCTGTAATTGAAACTAACAATTGATTACCTGTTGTTGGAGTACCTGATGGGGTAGAAAATGTTGCTGTTGTTGCTAAATCAAGTATTTCATAATAATTAAAAGTATATTGACCAACAGGAATATAACTACTAGAGGACCCCACACTTGTTCTTGAATAGGTAAGACCACTTTGGCCAGAATAACCAGAAATTCCTTGAAGTCCATTAAAACCACTATATCCGGACTCTCCAAATCCAGACCATCCACTGATACCAGACCACCCACTGATACCAGACCACCCAGAATATCCAGAAGTTCCCTGAACCGAACTATAAACAAATGGCTGCTGTCCAAAATTTACTGTTCCAGTCGCCCTACTAGGATTACCACCAACTACTGGATATATAGGGCTTGCTATACCAGAAATTGTGAATTGAAAAATCCCTTCATTATAAAAACTTACGGTTCCAGCTGTTGCATTAATTAAAAGACCTATTATACTTCCATTACCAAAAGATGCAAACCCCCCATGCCCGGTACCACTATTATAGTAAATTCCTGAGTCAGCGTATCCCCAACTATAAGCATCTGCACCCGGATAATTATTTTTATTAAAAATACTCCCATATACAAAACCTAATTCAGAATCTCCACCATCAGAACCAACCGTTATTTCACAATAAAATTGTCCTGATGATATTCCTATAGTTGAACGTACCATTCCTTCGCCACTATTTGTCCATGTTAAATTATTAGGTGAAAGAGAAACATTTGTTCCTTTATTAGCAGGATCAAGAGTTGCATAGACGGGTCCCCCACTATATCCAGACCACCCAGAATAGCCAGAAGTGGAACTATACCCAGAATATCCTGTATACCCGCTATATCCGGAAGGGCCTGCAAAACCCGTTCCATTATCTCCCTTCGCTCCGGACCATCCAGATATGCCACTATAACCAGACCACCCAGAATATCCAGAAGTTCCAAAACCACTATAGCCTGAAAAACTACTGTATCCTGAATAACCAGAAAAACCACTGTATCCACTTTGTGAACTATATCCAGAATAACCACTTTTACCGGAATATCCAGAAATAGAGCTATAGCCTGAATAACCTGAAACAGACGAATATCCACTATATCCTGAATACCCACTTTGTGAGCTATAACCTGAATACCCCGACGTTCCAATAGAGCTATAACCAGAATATCCTGAGATCCCTGAATACCCACTATAACCTGATACAGAAGAATATCCAGAATATCCTGAGTTACTTGAATAACCACTGTATCCAGAAATCCCCACAGAACTATAGCCACTGTATCCAGAAGTACTGGAATAGCCACTATATCCGCTTTGTGAACTATAACCTGAATAGCCACTGTACCCAGAAATAGAGCTATAGCCTGAATAACCTGAAATTCCAGCAACAGAACTAGAATAGCCAGAATACCCACTTTGTGAACTATATCCTGAATATCCTGAATATCCTGAAATTCCAGCAACAGAACTAGAATAGCCAGAATACCCAGAGACTCCAACAGCACTATACCCGCTATAACCAGAAACACCTTGAGGACCAGCAGCTCCTTCTAAGGATACAGCCCATTGACTATAAGTCCCAGATCCTATAGTTGAAGTGGAATTAATAACCATTACACCTGTTACAGGATTATAAGTTGTAATAGTACCCATAATCTCGTTTGAACTATTATACGCAAAAATTACTGGCTGTCCAATTGAAAAAGCAAGAGATGTTCCAACTGTAAAAGTAAGAGTTCCAGTTCCTATAGTATTTGTTGTAGTAGAAGTAGAAGTATAAATACTACCTGCTAATCCTGACCAACCAGACCAACCAGACCAACCACTAATACCGGAATAACCTGAAAAGCTACTATAACCGGAATATCCTGATGTAGAATATCCTGAATATCCAGAAATCCCCGAAGAACTATATCCTGAATAACCCGAGAAACTTGAATAACCTGAAAACCCATATCCAGAGTATCCACTATAACCTGATGTTGAGCTGTATCCAGAATAGCCAGAGAAACTTGAATAGCCTGAATAGCCAGAGAAACTTGAATAGCCTGAAAACCCATATCCAGAATATCCACTATAACCTGATGTTGAGCTGTATCCAGAATAGCCAGAACTAGAATATCCACTATAACCTGAAATGCCGTTTTGAGAACTATAACCCGAATATCCTGAAAATCCTAATCCGGAATACCCACTAAAACCTGATGTTCCTGGAGCCCCAGAGTATCCTGAATGACCAGAATTTCCAGATCCATCATATACTATAGGACCCGATCCCGTCAATCCAAAATTTTCACCAACAGTGCCTATAATTTTTGCACCTGTATGACCGTCATCATCAAATAATGGAAAAGCTGATTGTAATATATAAGGAATTGTGGCAGTAATTTCTGTATAAGGATTCACCAATTGAATAGATGAATCGTTAACAACTTCAGATATTTGATATAATATTGTAGAATCATAACGTCCTATATAATTTCCAGCCCGGACCTGTTTTGTCCATGCGTGATCAACCAGCGATGATATCGCTTGGACATCCGATCTTCCATTGATAAATTGGGCTTCATCTAAAAGACCCTTAGGGGGCTTATTTGGACCCGCTGATGCATATGGAATAGTTTGACCAGTTAATCCAGCAACCACCCATGGGGCATTACCTGTATAATCTAAATACGGAAAAAATCTATTAAAAGTAAACGTACCTGCGGACATATCTGTAGTAGAAACTAATCCGTCATTATTACATAATTTATACCCAAATGCTGCATAATATTCATCCCCGTAAGCTTGAGCACGGGTATTAAAAAAGTTAAATATATTTGCAAAAATTTCTGATTCAATAACTTGATCAACTCTCGTATCTTCTACATTTGTCAATCCCCCAGCACTGTTTCCTGTATCAGTATCGTTGGGTAAAGACCCTCCTTGACCTATAGAATCCGATTGCTGTTGTATTCCCGATGTACGATTAGGTATAATAACGTTTTCTAAGAAATTTTTTTGAGAAGTTACTTGAATATAAAATTGATCTACATTATCATATTGAAACGAAGCGGTTAAAGAGCTTTGCGCAGGTAATGTTACAAAATAATTACCATTAAAACCTACAGTAGTAGTATCTAAAATAGTTTGTCCAAGATAATCAAAGTTATACCGGTCTCCTCGATATATACTTGGTATAGTTAATTGATTTCCAGATAAAAGAGTGAAGTTTGTTGTATCAATATTATTATATCTTAAACACGCCGGTGCATTTAATACAGCAGTAAAATCAGTGGACACGGATAAAGGAGATGTAGTAATCAAAATTTTACTAGTAGTCCAATCTGGAGCATAGACATTATCTGTAAAACCTAAATTTAACAATTCAGTAGATAAACTTGAAACGGTAGGATAGTTAGTGTCAAGTAAAACTGCACTAGTAGTATCAGTAATAACAATAGTTGAGGTCAAATCTTTTTGTATAGACCCGTATCCATTAAGAGATATTACTGCTGCTTGTGGATCAGTGATAATAGATTTAGAACTTGTAACTTCAGTAGTACCCTCAAAATAGATGGGGACATCCGAAACGGAAACTTGAACATTTGTATAGTTTTGATAAAAAGGAACGGAAACTAAAACAGTAGTATCCACCCCATCAAACATAGAACTACTTATATAATAAAAATCCGAACCCACATTTAATAACTGACCAGAACGGTATATTTGAATTAAATCTCCAGTTAATATTAAAGCATTGGCTCCCGAAAAAATATTATTTACAGTAATGGGTTCTATAAAATTAAAAGACATAGAATCCGAAATGTAAATTTGTGGATTAGTTATATCAACCGGACACTGACTCGATAAATAAACTATGGTATCTTCACCATCATAAATAGATCCAGATGTATCAACTTGAAAATAATAATCCCCTGGAGTCTCTACTCCAGTTATACGTAACATTATTCCAGGTACAAATAATGTTGATAAATTTTGATTTATAAATGCTATATAATCGTCACCCTGAGCAACATGAAATATAATTGTATTTACAGGATAAGAAGATAAACCGCTTCCCGGAAAACTGTAATCAATAGTTATAATATCTGTCAAACGAGTAGCTATATTATTATTTGGAATCGCAATCCCAGAAGTAGATAAATATAAATCGTTAATATTATATGTTGCGTCTTGACTAATATTTATAATATTAGAAATCGTGACTGTGTTTAAATCTGATATATCAGGATTAGGAAAATTTATAACTAGGGGAGTTATAGATGAAACAGTAGTGGTTGCATCAAAAGTATAACAAATATTCGTCCCATCAATAGAAGTAAGTGTGTTATGACACGGTAACAATTGAGAATAGGACACACTTATAATATCACTTGTTTGTAAAGGAGTAAAAAATACTAATCCGCCAGTAAGATATCGAACTCTGTAATCTATATCTTCATTTAAAAATACTCCATTTTTCATAACTATAACGGATTGATATTTTAAAGGGAATTGAGATATAGTAATGGCTATAGTATTATTAGAAGCCAAAACCCCATTGGTTATTCCATCAATAGATGTAAAAATTTGATCACTAAAATACGAACCCTCTATATAATAATAAATATCATACAGGTCACCGGGCCCTGGCCCGTCTTTTGCAACCGGTTTAAAACCACCCGATTGCAGATCAACGTACACATCATCCCCAGATGCATATGGAACCGAAACTTGAACCGGAACAGAATTCAAAAAAACTTGTAATCCTGTACTATATAAATTTGTAGTATCGTTGTAAAATACATATTTAACTATAGGCTCATTAGTAATAATTTCTGAAGCATATCCATATCCTGCTTGATATTCCATCACATAATTTACATACGGAGTTTGATCTACACCATTAAAAGTTACGGTTTCAGATCCCGGCATAATATCCACAATAGAATTCCCGTGGATATCAGAAACTTTAAATTGTCCAGATGTAGTATTTTTTAAAGCTGAATTTGATATTGGATTCAAGAACATCAAATTTGCTATATTTCTATCTTCAGGAGGTGGGGGGGCTGTATAAACTGGATTTTGAGAATAATTAATGATATAATCTCGCGTACCATTAGGATACATATCCACATCTATACCGTTAATTTGTAAACTAAAACTGTCTTCAGGGTCTGGAACTGCTGGCAATGGAAATTGAAAAGAAGGGTTTGGAGTAGAACGAGTTAATATCAAACCACTAACTACTGTATTATCCATTAAATCAGGAGACCCAGATGGATTTAATGTTGGAGAAAATTCTAAATTTAATCCATCTATAAAAGGCGTATACGAAGAAGATGTCGTATAATCTCCACCCGTAACAGTATTATATACCCATTTCCCAGAATTATTATCATATGTAAAATTATTTTTTACATATTGATATACTTCTCTTCCTAAACGCCATCTTTTCACCGTATAAGGTTCAAAACTTGTTGTAGACCCTGTAAAAGGTTCAGTAATTATACAGGTCGTATCATTTATTACTGATTCCACAGTAAAATATTTAGGTAACGAATCGAGTTGTATTACATCAGATGAATCAAGATTTGACAACCATTCCGTAGATTGACCAACAATAATTGTGGACCCATTAGTAAACTGTGCAAGACCAATATTATAAGTATTTCCAATTGGGTCTGGTTGAATAAGATATTCTCGGTCCGTCAATAAAAGTGATGCTGTATATGGGTAAGAACTATTCGGGATTGTATTACCTGTAATAACTATACTGGAATCCGATAATATTGAAGAAACAGTAAACGTGCTATCAGCAAAAAATAAAGTATCATTTATTACTAAATCTGATACCCCATTAGGTGTATTTATAGTCAGACCAACCGTTTGATCCGAACCTGCAAATATAGTACCTGTATAATCCGTAACTTGTGCAAGATAATAATTCCCTGAAGAATCAAAAAGAGGACCCGTTGTAGAAGCATTTCCAATACCAGGTTTTGCCCCACGGACCTCAAAGAGATTTAAATTAATTGAAGAAAAATCAATTATATTATTTAATGGAGTAGACATTCTTTTTCCGTTGTATATCTTTAATATATTACAATAAAATTAATAGAATATTATACTAACTTTCCAGTACCTATCAAACCTGGAATAGGGATAGGACCTGTAGGAGGTGGCGCAAAGAAACCTATACAGGTTGCAATTATAGTTGCTGCAGATAATATATAAGTACAAATACCATACGCAACAGCACTTATAACTGGGTTCGTCTTTCCACCAACCAATAATTGTTGCCCCAAATTAAGAACTATTTGTTGCTCTAAATTAGAAGGAACAAGACCCGTTACTTTTCCAGTCCCAGTTCCAGGCCCTCCACCAACAACAGTCCCTTGAGCAATAACTGAAGACATTATAGTTTGGCAAACTCCAAACGAAATTGCATCGAAAAATTTTCTAGTGTCTCTCCCTACAACCATTGATTCCGAAGCTTTAAGTATCATCATCGAAGACATACTATTAGGAATAAGTGCTGTAACAGGCCCTGTCCAAGTCCCTGTCCCGGGCCCTAGAACTACATTGGTTGTAGTTACAATTGCTGATAAAGGTATATAAGTACATATTCCATTTGATATAGCTATAAATTCTGGCATTACTTTTGAACCAGCAAGACCCAATGAGCTTGCTTTTTGAACCATACTAAGAGCCATTGTTTGTGGGACAAAGGGCATATTATATACTCGCTGAAATTGTGGCTGATCCTTTATATGGAAGGCCAGTAATATAACACTGACAAGAGGGGATTCCAGGTAATCCAACTAGAGCCCCACCTCTAATCGGGTTTATCCCCAAATTTACTTTCGGGGCATTAAGATTTATAACAGCCGCTGAAGTTGCATTTATTTTTGTAGTACCAGTAAGATTTACAGCACCAGTTGCTGCAGTTAAAGAAACATTTCCTACACCCGTTGATACAGAATAATTTCCTGTAACAATATTAGTGGTTCTGTTGCCAGCTGTAAGGGTTTCTGTAAGATTACCAGCGGTTATTGTGGTTAATAGATTTCCTAAAACCAAAGTTTCGGATTTGTTTCCACTTGTAATCGTAAGATCTTGACCATTCAAAACTGTTTCCGAACGGGATCCAAATTTACCTTGCATCTCTTTTACTACTATTTGGGTATAAGTATCTAAACAGCTGTCGGTTTTAGTTCCATGACATTCTAGAGATACTGCCCCGTATATTTGTTCTCTTCGAAGACCTTGTACTGTACTATCTGAATTTCCTATAACATAAAACTGTTCGGATCCGTTAATAGTTTCAGATTTATTACCGTTATATATTTCTTGGCACGCATAATTTTCGGCATCTTGAGATTGGACCTCTATTTTTATTCCGGAAGATGCATTAATATCTATACTACGACTATTCTCAGTATCATTAGCATTTCCTATGTTCCACCGTACACCGCCTGTAGTAGATAAATCCCAAGATAGACCTTCTTCTGCGTCTTGCCCCCAAATTTCTTTAAGATTTCCTGTTCCTAGAATAGACATTGATCTACCAGAACCTAGTGGGTTCGCGGTAGTAGAAGCATTCATATTTAAATAAAAATGCCCTTCTTTATCAAATCCCATAAAAGAATCGTTTTCAAGGAGATGTATAGCGAAAGCGGTTCCTATTGTTCCGGGTTCGTCGACCCCATTAAATTGATCACATTCAACCATTTCAAATTGCCCATTAAAATCATCTGCATCTTGAAATAAAACTGGGCGGAGCATTTTACCATAATCATTTCTTATATCATATGACCCAACATAATTACCCATCGCAAGAGTCACTATAGGAGTCTTGTTTGTAAGAGAACTCTGACTATTAATTTCGTTAATGTCAAGGGATCCATTTACAAGATCACTTACATCTATTCTATATTCAGAATAGAACTGGGATTTTTCATCTATAGGATCTCCATGTGGAACATAATAAATATGATCTCTACCGTCTGGGAGTGATAATTCTCTTGCAAGTTGATTTGGAAGTCTGTTACCATAAGCATCAAAAATAACAACTTTGTTACGAATTATTTGTCCAGAACTTATTGACACTCCATTAGCAAAAATAAAATTATTAAGTGATGTCGATATAATAGATTGATCTGAACTGCGCATTAAAATGGTGTCGAGCAAATTATCTTTAATTTCTATATCGTGATTGACAAATATATGACCTCCCTCACTGGAAGTCATTACTACATCACCCTTTTGCATTTTTCTGAATTTATAATAAAAAATATTTTGTTCGTCTGTAGGAATGGAATCGGGCATCCGCTGTACAGCATTGAAATCCAATGCTGTTTGTAAACCCGGGGAAAGATATGCAACTGAAATAGGGGACCCCATTCCTAAAGTCCCTTGATCTACATAACCGCATATAACGTTGGCCCCTATTTCAGGCATAGCACCTATACAACCACCGGGTCCCGCATAAGCAAAATGTATTGGGATCCACCCAGGAGATCCTGATCCCGATAGCCATTCTACTTTAAATTTATATTGATCATAATCAATATCTACAATACGCCCGATCTTAAGATAAAAATATCTATTAAGTTTATTCGGGCCTTTTAGAGACGAAAGGATTTCGTGCGGTTTTTCACCTGGTGTATAGTGTCTATTATCCCAACCCGGCATTTTTTAAGCCCCCATTGTTTCAGGATAAGTTTGCGGGGTATTTACCAACGGAACTGATGAAACAGATCCACCAGAATACGAAGCCCCATTAGTTACCAATTGTGCAGCAGAGGCAGGAGAAATATTTTGAGCAAGAGAATCTAAATTTAACGGGGCTGGTATAAGTCCAGCTATGGGTCGTCTTCCAGTTGCTGCAGATTGATATGCCCCCATAATAACTCCCTCTTGTTCTGCCCCACTACTATAAGCTACAGCATTTGTAACTGTAGATGCTTGACTTGCTACAGGATTTGGTGTGTATCCTTGAGGTAAAGGCTGATTAATTTCAAATCCTTCTACACTATTAAGTTGAATATCCCTTCCATATTTAAAAGCCCCTATAACTCTATAACCGTTTTCATCTGTATATGGGACGCTATCAGATTGAAGAGTTGTCCTATCAACTGGAGCAGGGGGTCCAACTAGATTAGCCTGTAAAGGAGACGTTTTGGGAGCAGCAGATATAGGTATTAAATTATATTTACCAGTAGCTGTTGATTGTACCATCCCTGCTGCTCTACTTTGTTGTGCAATTAAAGTGCTATTATTATCTAAAGCCCCCAAAATTCTTTGTTGAGTTGTAAGAGATTCGTCTATTGTTTCTCCAGGTGGAATAGCTTCATAATTATAAACTGTCTGTGTTTGTCCATTAGGAAGTTTCGTAGTCACACCTACAGTTGAGTTAGCCATATAAATTAAATTTGGACGGATTTGCCATTGACCATCAATAATATCGTAAATCCTGGGACGTTGGCCATTTAAAGACAAAGATGTTACAAATTCTCCTCCAGCTTCAAATGTGTGGTTAATAGAAGTAGGGTAATAAAAACAATCTTTGTGTACAATATATACTGGATACCCAAGTTTTATTTCTGGTCGACCCGGAATAACTACGGTTGCATTAAAAGCTTTTACATTTATAAAGGACATTTGTCCAGCAGCAACAGTCCATTGTGTGGCCATATCATTTCCAGATAAATACCATAATGGTACACTTTTGTGTCGTTCTCCAAATCTGTTTGTTAAATCTATATCGACAAAATAAGCAATTTTATTTACCCAATCATCTTTTTGAATTGCTAAAAAAGGAGAAGAAACGATTTCTAAAGATGTTACAATTTCTTCAGAATTTATATTTGCGGCATAACTTCTTAATTCACCCGGTTCCAATCTATATGCCATTACTCCTGCAGTATTTAAATTATAAAAGGGAGGTTTAAATATAAAACATCCGTCAACATCTTGATAAAATTCGTACTGTACCAAAGTTTTTATTTGAGTGGCTATTTCTAAACGAGAAAAATATTCGGCCTGATCTAAATGTCCCATATGTTCAAATTGAAATAATATGCCCGTTCTTCCAGAATAATTTTTATCGTCAACTCCATATCCTACTAAAGTACCTATATCTGGAGTAAAAGCATTATTATTTGAAGCCCCACCAGGATTATTAGCATCAAATGTTTGCGACCCGGGAGAAATAACAGTAGAAGCAGCTTGAGATACTTGTGATGAAATTTGCGGGACAATAGAATTTCCGCTTGCCCCATACATTCTTAAATAACTCGCCAGATTTTGAAAACGTTTATTCCAATAAGATAAAATATTAAACCAAGTTGCTCTTAAATCTAAAGGGGATAAAATTTGATCAAGAGGAGTAGATTTTCCCAACCATTGAGGAGTAATAAAATTTGACATATCACAATTTTTTACAAGTGAGTATATTATTTCAAAGGCATTAGCGTATAAATATCTAGAAGGAAAAACTGTAAGACCTTGCTGATGTTCAGCTACAATATCTGATTGTGTTGATGGATGATAAGCAACTTGAATATAAGTCCACCAATGAAGCATATCTGCACACTGTAATGTAAGTTTAAAAACTCCACCCGAGAATGTTTCTTCAACATTTAATATAAATCCCCAAAATGATGGATAATAAGCAGGCTGACCATTTACAAGATATCGACCCTTAAAAAAAATTTTTACTTCCATCATAGGAACGAAATACGAATAATAAAATTGTTGAGGATTAACCGTTCCTTGTGTAATAGCTATCCAATAATTAGATTGTATATCATATAAAGGGGTAACCATTTCTATCGTTGCTGTTGAAGATCCGGGGGGATCTATAACATTTTGAACAGAGACTGCTTGCACCCCATCTTTAAAATCTACCCTCTGATTTTGCCCCGACACAGGAGCTACAACTGCAGTCCCAAAATTACCACTAATAAATACTAAAACATCCGGACCAAGTTTAATTATCCCACGATTCTTAAACTCTTGCATCGTAAATAAACCAGAATCACTGTTATAAAGTCCCATTATTGAAAACTTCCTGTATTAGGATCCCAAGTTGTAGACGGATCTATTAATATACTCATTAAACTTGCATTTCCTTCTATACTCCCATCTGTGAAACCAGAATTTACAGCAACAGAATAAGGAGCTCCCCCTGTTTTTAATGCCCATAATCTTTGCACAGTATTATTATCAGTAGGAAATTGATAAGAAGGCGAAGAAGTAGTTCCCGATACTGAAATAGGATAAACATTATCTACAAGGACAGGGCCCTGTCCCGGGCCCTGTGCCTCGGTACTTGCTGGTATAGGGACATAATGTCCACGAACTTCGCTATGAGTTCCACATAAAACTCCAGCTATAAATTCAAAGTTATAATTAAACAAATAAGGATGTTCTTCATCTTCATCAATTGTAAAATTATTAAAATGTCCTAGCATAATATTATTATCATAAGATATTTCTACACCGTGAACTGTACTTATAACTCTAGAAAGAGATGTAGTTGCAAGTGGGTCTAAAAATGTATACCCATTATTTCTATAAGCGTCTATAGTTGCCAGAAAATTCAAGAAAGATAAAGATCTATATCGAGTATAATAATCTGTTCCTTGACCAGATGTCATAAAAGCTGCTGTTTTTCCAGTAGAGCTAATAGTGTCTTGGTTAGGTCCCCATAATTGTATGACCCATCCTTTACGAGTATATTCATGTTGAAAAGAATTTACTTTACCTTGGTTCCATACCTCAGGGGCAATTAACATTGTAAATGTAATTCTTTTTAAAGATGGGGCTGATAAATCAAGACCAAAATTTGCAGAAAGATTTGTTATAGCTGAATTATTACCGGCCATAGAAATCTGCATTGGTAAAATACGACCAGATTGTTTTCTAGGATCAACCCCAGTTAAAGCTTGGTTAGGGGCAATTACATCACCGTTAGAAGATGTAATATTTTGCAGATCTTTTATATCGTTAATCTGAAATGATAAACTATTATCAGGGTGAACGGTAAGAAAATCTGAAGTCTGAGCTTGTACGACTTGGTCCATTGTCTTTTTCCTATTTATTTACCACCTTCTAGAAGCTTCTAGAAGCTCCTGCTGATGTGAAGGGGGGTGGAGGATATGGAATATATGAAGGTAATTCGGGTTGATTATTTTGGCTATCATTATTAAACCATCCAACAGGAAATTGATTACTCCCACCGTTATTAGGGGGAGGAGTTGCAGCTAATGGTGTTGGAGTCAAATTAGGGCTAGGATAAACCGGAATCGTAGTTCCATATGACGGAGTAAGAGTTTGAAGTGTGTTTGAATTAATTCCTGTAGGTACAGAAGTTGGAACCACTACAGATGCAGGCTGCGGAGCAGGAACACTATTACTATAATTATAAAGCGTTGCTTCAGATTTAAATGTTATAGTAAATTGATAACGAAAAGGGTCCGCAGCGTTTTCTGTAACATCAACAGATTCAAAAAACCCCTTATAAGCTTGTTGGCCATAAGACAACATTATATAATATCTATAAATTATTCTTCCGAAATTATCAAAATAGCATCCATTAAGACGAATTAAATCTATGAGCCTTTTAAATTGGCGGTATGAGATAGAAACTCTTCTATTAGCAACTGTTAATCCATAAGGTTCTAAAGTTTCTCCCGTTACAGGATTTACAGATGGGGTTACGAAAGCAGCTGTATTACCCTGCAAAGAAAGGGTATCGAGTTCTTCGCCCCAATGGTCTTCATGCCATGACGTCATAGTTGGGGTACGGGATATCATTTTAGAAAGGTTGCTCCCCATAGATCTAGGATTAATCATTAATTCAATTCCATAAATTATATTTCCAGGATCCAATCCAACAGCAGGAGACATTGCTTGAATTAAATTTCCTTGGGGCGGAAAATCTATTGCAACAAACACGCTTGTTAAAGGATCTATTAAAGCAATTATAACTGGAATTTTGGCATAATTAGGTCCAAAATTTTCATACCATATATTATTTTTAAGAGGCATAATATTATCTCAAATATTCTGCATATAAAACTGATCGAACTTGGTTCGCTATACGATCCCCAAGATTCTTCTCAGTAGCTGTCACATTAACCACAATATTTTTATTACTTGTGGGGGCTGGCATTTGATTCTGATTTGTAGAGCCTAAAACGGGGGCTAAACGTCTGGTTTGTGCACTATCAAATATTTGGGCTCCTCGTTTCATATTTACAAGTTCAGGGCCTTTTTCTCCTACTAATGTCATACCGCCGTGTGCAAAAGAAGTTCCGGAAGCATGTCCAGGGACTGTTGACATTTGTGGACCTATTTTTAGATGCTCTTCGAATATTATCGCAGGAAAATATTCGTCTTCCGAAACAGAAAACAATTTATTTTTTTTTGCATAATCTGAAGCTATTTGTCCACCAACATTACCTCCATATTTAAATAGATCCTCAGGAGTTATTGTAGGAAAGCCCGCTGCTTCGGCTCTTTGTTTTATATATTCTAACATTTTTCCTCCAGCATCTGGATCTTGAGACGCTTGAGAACCTAATAAATCTACAATATCTTCTGCATGACTATCCACACTATTAATAGCATTAATTTGATCTTGATCATTATTTAAAGCTTTAGTAGCATTAGTAGAATTAAGTATAGCATATTTTGTAGAGACATCATATTGTTTTTTCATAAGTTGACGATCTGTGGTATTTCCACCTGCTTTTAAAATTCCCTGTAATAATTGTATTTGCTCTTTATTATCTTCAGGATTTGTTTTTAAATCTGATAATGTAGAATTAAGTTTATTAGTATCTATATTACCATTTACATCTACTATACTTTTAAGAAGTGTTTTTGAGTCTTCAGCAGTATCCAATTGTTTTTGATCAGTGTCTTGCTTATCTTTAAGTTCTTTTAACATTTGAGGATAATCTGTTCGACCGGCATATCCAGCTTTATCAAGTATTTTTTGAGCTTCTTTTTGTTCAGTTGTAATCTCTTCTTTAAGATATTTATTTGCTATACGACCTATCCACTCAGAAATTTTTGCAACTTTAAAAAATACAGCCCCCTGCCACTTAGCCGCATCTTGTGCAATAGTCATCGCGTCTTGCAACGATAATGTTTGAGCAGTTACTTCCCGGTATGTTTTATCATATTGTTTTTTTTGTGTTTTAGCATCTTGGACTCCTGTCTTAAGAGTACTATGATTTACCGCTAACCCCTCTTCATCTGTATTTATTAATTTATCTAAAACATCATATAACTGATCAGAATTCATATTTCCATCTTTTAACCCAAGTTTAAATTGAGATAAAAGTTTTTTATTTACTACTAATCCTTTTATTAAATTTTTGGCTTGAATTGAACTTATATGTAATTCCTTAGAAAAAAATTTACCTTCTTCTTCCAAATTCTTTTGACCTTCTTCTCCTGTCCACACCATTTTTTCTATACGATTGTTTATTTCATCTAAAATTTTTGTTGATTCCTCAGGTCCCCCTGCTTTAATATTTTTTAAAGCATCTTTTAATCCGTCTTCTATACCATATAATGCTTGTTTTGTTGTTTCTATTACATAACGTATTGTTTCTTCTGAAATATTTGCACCGCCTGGCATTGCGTGTATACCTTGAACAGCTGTTATAAGATCTTGTCCTGATTTAGCTAATATACCAGTTCCTTTAGCTTGTTTATCCATACCACTAATAATTTGAGACAAAACATCTAAGGTTTTATCACTATACATAGGCAAGTCTTGAGCCAAGGCAAGATCACTTGTCCCGGTATTTTTTATACGATCTAATTTTTGATTTGCTGCAGAAAATTTATTATTAAGATCTTCTAATAATTTAGTAGTTTCTGGATTTTCTTCTCCTGTTTCATTGAATTCTTGGGTTTGTTTAGCTTTAGCGAGATTTATTTGTTTTTGTATATCACCAACATCAGACTGTAATCCTTTTGCTATTTCTTTTCCAATTTCTGGCCACTTAACTCCATATTGTTTTCCTAATTGTACAACACCAAGTCTCTCTGTGTCCGTCATTTTATTAAAAAAATTCTGTATTTCCTCAGTAGCTTTAGCTGCCGCATCAGCGCTCATTAATCCGGAAGAAGAAAATTTACTCATTAAAGTAGAAGTTGAGGATAAAAATTTTCCATAAAAAGCAAGAGAATTTGAAGCGTTCAATACAGAATTCCAAAATTTGTCAGTTGATAATCCACTTTTTTCTGCATCAAATGCAACTTGTACAAAAGCAGAATCTATCTCTTTTAAGTCCATTCTATAATCAAGCATCATTTTAGATTGATACTGAGCCATATTAACCATATCCCCACCAAATATTTTATTTGCTTTTGCAGCAACATGTACAACATCTCGATAACTTTGAAACTCTGTATTCAACGAAGATACGCTGACTCCCATTGAATTCATACCTTCCAAAAATCCATAAACTTCTTTAGAAGTCAACCCATCCCTCAAATTATCAAAAACACTCGTAATAGCGGTATTAAAATCTTTAAACTGTTTATTAACATCTGTTGTTAAAGAAGGTCCTCTAATATATGCAAAAGATTTATTAAGTTTCTTAACATACCCGTCTAATGAGTTTACAACTTCAAAAACGGCTTTAAAACCCATTAAAACAAGTCCGGGCCACCCAGCTAATCCTTCTGCTACAACTCCTACAGCTTCTGCTACACCTCCTACAGCTTCTCCCATCATATTAGTCATTTTACCAGCCGCTGTCATCGCGCCTGATAAATCTTTAGAGTCTCTACCAACTTCTTTCATTTTTTCTGCATAGTTACCCCAAGCTTTAGCTGTCCCAGCAATATTTTTTGCTGGAGACTTCCACATATCTTTTAAAATTCCAAAACCTTGTAAAACATTTGTAGTTTTAGTTGCGACACCAGTATATTTTTTTAAAGCTTCTGTATCTTTATACCAAGCTTCGGCATCTGCTTCTCGTTTTTTTCTTTCTTTATCAGAAACTGCATTATTTTCTTCAGTTATCTTTGTTCCCTTAGCCATTTCTGCATAAAGAGAATGAATATTTTCTTTTAAATCTTTAAGAGTATCATTCAAAGTTTGATTGGTATTATTAAGATCATTAAGTCCTCTCAATTGATCTTCAATATTTTTAGACTTAATTGGCATTATGCTCTACCTCTAGCTGTTAAAATACGAGGATTTGTTTTCTTAAAAAACCGTGCGCTTCCCATTTCGTTACCAGTAGTTGATGGAACAAGTTTCTTTTTTTTAGATTCTATCATTTTAGAAACTTCTTCAGTAGTCATAGCACGTTGGCTACCTTCAATAAGAGGAGTATATCCACGCTCAATTCGTATACGTTTAATTCTCTCTTCAGCTTCTCGTCGCTTTTGTTCAGCACTATCTTTAACTTGTTTTAAATGAGCTTCTATTAATAAATCATGTCTGTCTTTTTGACCTTTCATTTGTCTATCCAATTCCGCTACTAGTTCTTCCGCTGTATCTGTCCGTGCCGCCCATCCTTTAGAAGACCACTCTTTTGAATCCATATACCCTATATCTGCAAGATGTGCTCTACGATCTTCCAACCCGTGTACAGCCCCACTATGTTGATTACGAATTTGACGAGCTCCTTTGGGATTAGAAGCAGATGTTATTAACAATGCCATCGAAAAATCAGTATCATATTTTTCTTCGTTATCTAAGCTTTTATTAATAAGTATCCAACTTTCTTGACAGGAATTTGTACCTATATTTTCTGTTCCAGGAATTCCAGTAAATTCAGGATTGGTTAATAACGTCTCAGATGCTATTTTCCAAATAGATCTGGACCTGTCTGTATAACTGAATCCTTCTAAATATTTACTTGCTTCTAGTGTTCTTGCATCTTCAGTATTTAATAAATCAATCATTTTTCTTAAAATATATTGGGGTAATGAAGAAAATAAAGTAAAGAGTTCATCTATATGTTTATCCCGGTCGATTAAAACATTTTGATTACTGATTATAAGAAGACTAAAAACTAAAAAATAAATATTAAATCTAAATTGATAATCATAAGAATTAGTATTTCCTGCATAAATTTTCATTAATTCAAATTCTTTATCATTTATGGTTTTGAAAATTATATGATTAGAATCGAAATAAAAATCCGATACAATAAAGCCTTTAAAAATTATTTCGGCTAAAGTATTATATGCTTCATTTTTTGTCATTATTTTGGCAAAATCCTTGGTGTAGATAATGCAGCTTTTTGTCCCTCAGATAAAGGAATTGATCCGCTAGCAAAATTTCCTGTGTTTTGGTTTGTTATAGGTTGCTGTCCTAAATTTTGTTGGGCTCGTTCAACTTCTTCTGTAGCTTGTTTACTTAATTTTTCCGTTGCAGTCATTTCAGGACCTACGTCGGAGACCTTTGAATACCCTTCAGGAACATCTGCGGATTTCTTTTTATATTCAGCTGGTTGTCTTACCATAAACTTTTCAAATTTTATAGAATCTCGAACCCGCTCTTCAGCTTCATTTTGCATATCATTAAATCCTTCAAACAATCTATCTCTTAAGACTGCTGGCCATTGCTCAATTTGATTTCTAAAATAAATATATTTAGAAACTTTTTGCCCATCTTCGGTTTCATATTGTATTGTATCATCCCGCAAATCAATATCATTAATTTGTTTTATTCCATATGCGAGCGTAATTTTTTTAAATTCTGGAAAAAATTGCGGTTGATCAGCAAAATCCTTGCAAGCTTCAAGAGCTTTAATTTCTTCACCTGATGTCAAAGGCTCCAAATAAAACGTAAAATCGAGATCTTTAAATTCAATTTTTTTGACAACAGTAAACTTCTTTTTTAAGGAGCTAAAAACAGAAAAAAGATTCATAAATATACCTCTTATTTAGATTGTGAAATAACTTTAACAAAATGGGATTTTCAAATTCGGTAGGGATTTAAATTTCATTTTATTTATACAAACTATTTTTGTTATTTAAATTTTATATTATTTAAGAATCCCAAAATTTTAAAAAGGGGCTTATCCGCCCCTTTAAATTACTTAGTTTGTTTCAATCCACGCGCCCATATGGGACGCGACAGTGAAATATACTCATAAACATCCCCGTTTACACGGGAAAAAATTACGCTGGATTATTCAATGAAATCGATCCAGGAAGAGCTGGAGAAACAGATGTTATTCCACTCGCTGAAGTTAATCTCATCGAAATTGCATCCAGATTAAATGTGTCCAAAGTCTCTGATAACGGGTTATAAGCTGCTTCGAAAGATTCGCTAAGAATATCAGAAACGTTAATAGTTACTGTTTCTTGTACAAGAGCCGTATCAGAAGCATAAGAAACTGAATAGTCCGACATCCAGCATGCTTCATAATATGTAATCAAAGCAATAAGACCTTCACCTGCTCCCGGAGTTCCACCTGTTGATGTACCAGTATCCACACCAGGCTCTAATGGAGTATCTACGTTATTTGCATTAATTGTAGGTCCATAATCGTTATAAGTTAATTGACTAAAAACAAGCTCTTGACGAATATCAAAAGGCCATCGATGATGTCTAAGAGATCTTACGATACCGTCAACCCCAGATTTATATCCAAAAACTTGGTAAAGATTAGAAATATATAATGCACTTCGTGTAATAGAAATCGTCATAGGATCCGTTACACCAGGTACTAGTTCTGCAATGTGATCACCAAAACCGATACCACGAATTGGTTCCACTGTTCGTGCTTCTGATGGATCAAAAGTAGAAACAACACCTATTTGTGTAGCCCCTCCTGAATCAGAAGCATTATATGCATAGATTCGATTTTTTGAACTTATGACGGACAAAGTGTTAGGAGTAACACCGCGTCTAAATATGTAACTGTCTTTATCGGTAGGCATCTCAAATGCTCCTTATTTAAATGTTTACTAAATTTATAACTACTCAAAACTGAACATTAAAATAACTGTTCAAGTCTTGTTTTCTCTTCAACAGAAAGAGCTCCAACATCTTCATCCATAATCAAACCTGCATCCATTTCTATCCCACCAAAATTGTATGAGGCTAGAACGTCTGTATTCACTACAGACATATCCGCTTTTTTGGATTCGTCTTTCTTTGAATCTTCTTTCTCTTTTTTAGACTCTTCTTTCTTGGCTTCTACTTTAATTTCAGAAACTGGCTTCACTTCTGGTGTCACAACAGTTTCAATAGTTGCTTTTTTAGCAGCCTGTGGAATCTCTTTTTTCTTTTCGTCTTCTTTTGGAGCCGGTGTTTCTTCTTTATCCGCCTCTTCATCTTTATCATCATCAGGTTCTGAATTAGTTTCAGGTTCTGGCATCGGAGATTGTGCTGCGTAGTCTCCACCATTAGCATCAATTTCTACATCTGCAACAAGAGTATGCATAACGGCTGTAGAAGCTTCAACTGGCCAAAAATCTATATCAATAGTAGCTTTCTTTACTTTAGCCTTACACTTTACACAATAACCCGTCTTTTCTAGAACATTTGTTCCACATTTGGGGCATTTAAAGGTGGCAGCTTTGGCTTCTACTGAAGCTTCGCAGCTGCAAGCCTCTTCGCTCATCCCGCAACCCTTGCACTTTTTATCAGAAGCTTCTTTATCGTCCTTTTTGCATTCGCAAGGATCCTTGCCACAATCTTTACAAACTTTTCCAGCTTCGATTGTTGTTTCAGAGGCAATTTGAGAAAGTCTTTGTTTCAAAACTTCTTCATCCATCTTTGCTACAGCAGTAGCCATAGTTCTTAATTCTACTGCAATAACATCATCTTCTTTAAAATTTTTAGAAAGAATGTCTAAACTTGCAATTATTGATTTCCGGTCCATTTTTAAAGCCCCCTGTTTCGGTAACGGTAATGGGCAGTTTCTTCCGGGATAAGTATCCGAATTATGCCGCTCATCTCTATATGTTTTATAAGCATTTTCTTTTGCTTTTTCGAAAAACGAATTATCTAAATGTTCATTAGGCCCAAAATAAACCCTTTTTGTTATTTCTACTTTAGTAGGGTCTATTAAGAATTCTAAAATGTTATTAGCTAATATTTTTTTTACAGTATCTTCCATAATATTTTACCTATTTAAATAGTGGATACTAAACTAAAAGTAACTACAATCCACCGTAATGGAAATACAGGGCTATAAGTAGCTGTAACATTAACAGTCGTAGGCTCGTCAGGATCCGGGACTGCAGTAACACTCGCAAAAGCTGCAATTATATTAGCTTTCTGAAGAGCACTAAAGAACGATTTTACTTTAACTTCTATATCACCAGTTCTGGAATTTAAAAACTTCCCACCAATAAACTGATTAAGTGTGAGTCGTACCCCTTGCTGTACATAATCTTTGATACGGATAACTGAAGGGATTTGAGTAAGAACCGATGTAAGATCAGTCGTTAAATCCATTTTAATTATAATCCCTGCGCTTTCATTATCAAGTAATGTAATACCAGCATTTGCAACTTGTGCTTGTGTTACTGCATCCAAATTGCGATATAGACTAATAAATCCAGAAATCTGTTTCCGTTCAAGAGGTTCAGCAACATCATATGCAGCAGCAGTATCAATACCAGCAACTGCAGCAGCTACTAACGAGCCATCCACCAAGAATGAGGTCGTATTACCAGCCGAATCTGTAATACTCATTAAAGCTCCGTCAGGATAAATTGCTATCATTCGTTCGGAATTCATTGATTGAGCAATTACGATAGCTGAAGAAGGAGATGTATTTAACGGAAACCCAAAATACGACATACGTTCATTAGCATATCGAATTGAAGATTGCTGAGAATTAGTAGTACGTAAATAGTTTATAACATTGATAGAAGTTGTAACCGGCTGTATTAAAGCTCCTCGTAATCCACCCGGAAGCGGAGTATTAAACAAATCAATAGCAGACATATAAAGACTGTCTGGGGCATCAGTTTGTCCTGAAGGAACTTGAATTTGGCAAAGAATAATTCCGCCCGTTCCATTAAGAAACGCAAGATGAGCAGCCAAGGATAATTTATTCGAAGCGCTTAATGGACCCGAATAATTAAGAGCATCTTTTTCAGTTGTAACATAAACTGGTGTAGCAATTCCATTATCATTAAATTGAGTCCCTTGCAAAAAAGATATATAATAAAAATCTCCTACTGCGGGCTCATTTCCACTCTTTACATAGGTATTTATTATACCAGTATCCCCCGCATAATTAGTAAGGGACGAAACTACAAATTTAATACCGGGAATCCCATATTGATTGGAACTCGAAGCAGTAAAAGTAGAAGTAACAAGATATTTAAATATCATACCAGCACTGTATAACGATGTACTTGGATTTACAGAACCTAATGTAATTCTAAAACCTGTTACTGGATCAATATAAGTCTGATTAACATATCCAGTAGCATCTGCAACTATCGAACCTGTACCACCAGCAACATTGGATGAAACCACATATTGGGTAGAATCAATAAAAGTAGTTGTTATAACTTCATTATTTATTCCTGTTGCAGGGGGAACAACTGCACAAGTCACATTTCCAAGAGATAAATTTGACGCCCCATTTTGTGGGTAGTACGGTAAATTCGATATAGATGAAGAATCGAACAATACTGTAAAAGCTGAAGAATCTTCAGAATTCACAACTGAAAATGTAGATCCATCGGTTACTAAATTAGAAAGAGTCCACACATTATCAGTCATGAAATTCTCATATTGGGTTACATAAACATGATTCCCTTGTGCTGGAGCATTTTGTAAAACTATTGTATCAGTTGCGGAAGTAAGTGTAGCAATCGGAACCGGACCAGCTGAAACAGCAGCAAAAGGATTAGCCCCAACATATGCTGATACTGTACTAGTATTATCAGTGGATATTCCTTGTCCACTACCTGAAACTGGGGTACCAGCTAAAACGAAAGTCTTATTTGTCCCATCATTAGTTCCATCTACAGCTCCATTAATAGGAGATGCAACTTGGGCAAAAATTCTAGTATCTACATCTAAGGCAGTTGTAATTTCAGCTGCTAAAGAAGTAAAATCGCTTGTAATAATTCCTGGAAGAATAGCATTACTATTTCCCCAAGTAATAATATTAAAAGTACTTTGAGCATTAGTATTATCTATAATTGAAACGCCAGTTTCAAGCTCATAATCTTTATCACGAATAAAATCTGTTGAAGTTGAATTCAAACCAACATTAGTTATAGAAAGGACATTTGGAGGAAGAATATCATAAGTATATTGATAAGAATTACCATAATAAGTGATAAGAACTGTGGCATTTGATAACGGGGCAGTTGGAAGAACAACTATACTCTCTGCTCCATTTACAGATGTAGGAACTACACCCACACCATTTACTGTAACAGTTACATTTGCTGGGTTGGTGGAAACTATTCCCCCATTTTCACCAGTTACAATAGGTCCATTTCCAACTTGAAAGGATAAATTAGTGCCATTAGCTTGTGCACTTACATTTTCATTTGTATAAAGAGTATCAGTCCGTTTAAAATAATAACTTACTGTTACTGTGTCTCCTGTTTGTGGGGGATTTACAAGATAAATTTGTCCCGCCGACCCGTCAATAGAGGCTACAGGTACTGATATTCCATTATCATAAACAGTAACATCGGAAGGATCAGTAGTTGTAATCCCCGCCCCAGATCCAGTTACTATTGGATAAAAAGTCACATTTATTGTACGATTATTACCATTAGGATTATTGGCAATAGAAAATTGATATGAAACATCTTCTTTGGTAATTGGGTTATCAGCCATCGCACTTGATCCACGAATTACTTCATATGCGGATACAGGAGTAGACGAAGACCCAATACCAATAAAAACAGGAATACGAGCACCAGGAGTAACAATTCCTGTTGGAGCGGAATCGAATGTTTGGGTATATACACCCGGAAAAACGAACCCGGAAGGAAAAGGACCAATGTTTGCCATTTTAAAGCCTCCGTTATTTCTTCTTTTTCTTACAGTTTAAAAGTTCAATTTTTTAGTTTGATCCGATCCTATTTTCTATACATATTATTTATTATCTATTTTCGGAGATTTAGAAAGCCCCTCTTTTATCAAACTGTGGGATCCCTTTCTCAATTCTTTCTTTCCTGTGCTGTTGTAAAGCCCCAACATAATCTTTACGCTTTTCTTTTTCAGATTGATCCCCTAAACCCATAACCGGGGTATAAGACCCTTCTTTAGTTTTAGGAATATTAGTCAAAACTTCAAGCTTATTATTACCACGTCGTTTAGATTGCAAATCACTATATCGTTCCCATCTTTTATTAGCTTCACGACCTATATTCATATCAGCGGATTCATTCGTACTCCCACCCGCAATTACCGTCGCACAAGAACTCACTATTTTTTGTGCCTGAGATCCACAATCTATACACGATGTAGTTGCTCCGGCTTCTTTATATGTTTTTAATTCTTCAAAGACAAAACCACAATGATCACACTTGTATTCATAGAGTGGCATATTATATTATCTCCTATAATGAAAATTTCCAACTGTTTTTAAACAAATTATTAAAAGATTATTTTCTTACTATTCTATAAATATATACACACACACTCGTTCATTTTAAATTGAAAATTTTATTAGGAGATTATAGTGATATAAAAACAAAAATATCTTTATTTTTTCGTGACAAGATTATATAATATATAGAGGATTAAACATAGGAAAATTTTGTGATAATCCTTGTGATCTAAAAAAAGAAACTGATCTAAAAACTGAACAATTAAAAGCTGAAAAAGAATTAAATGATTTCCTTAATGAAATAGTCCCCCAATGAAGATAAAACAAATGAATTTTAAAAAAGGAGATTTGATCATTTATTCAGAGTTTTATACAGAAATTTTAGAAGGTACTAAAAATAGCAAGTGATCAAGAAAAAAATAATTTTATAGGAACTTTTCAAGTTTATAATCTAGCGAACGGAGCGACAAAAATTCCTATTAATATTAAGGACCTAATCTTGTACACGCATTGGGGTGTACATAGCCAACGATTCTGGGATCTTTTAAAAATGGAAGTGAATAAAACGGATGTTAAAAAAGGGGATTTGATCATTTATTCAGCGTTTTATACAGAAATTTTAGAATGTTATAAAATTTATGAAAATAAAAAAGTTAAAGTACAAAAAATAGCGAGTGATCAAGAAAAAAATAAATATATAGGAACTTTTCAAGTTTATAATCTTTCTTCTCCAGATCCTTCTAAAGCGGGAATTCCTGTTACGATAATTCCTATTAACACCAAGGATCTAATCTTGTACACGCATTGGGGTGTACATAGCCAACGATTCTGGGATCTTTTAAAAAATGGGGATAAATAAAATGGATGTTAAAAAAGGGGATCTTATATTTTATTTTTTTCGCTATTATGAAATTGTAGAATGTCAAGAATCTGTGAAGGAAGGAAAATCCGGAGATGTAGTGAACATAGCCATTAAGAATATTGAAGATAAATATTTTTTCGAAAAAAATTGTTCTTATTCGTTTCCAAAAACGGATCCTTGGGACAGCGAGCCTCGTCCAACTATTTTTCGTATCAATTCAAAAGACTTGATCCTGTACACACATTGGAAACTGCTCAGCCCCAGATTCTGGGAACTTTTAGAAAACAACTAAATCTTAGAATATCCCACAATTGGTATTTTCATAACGGGACGTATATCAGGAACCGCTCGAATATGTAAACCAAAATATTTAACTGTAAAATTATAAGGTATAAATCTCTGCCATTCTGTCATTACAGAAATATCAACTGATTGTTCGTAATACATTGTCCCTGATAAATCATCAAAAGATTCTTCAGATTCACCTGTAGGTTCTACACTATTTAATGTAATACCCTCAAATTCCAACTGATTTTTCCTCACACCCCATAACCAATTTACAATTTGATCAGTCATTTCTTCAAGCTGTACCGTGTCCTTGGAAATCACGGACAGGGACAGGGCCATGTCCCAGTGCCCGCCGTATATGTCAGCCTGCTTTTCTCTCGTAGGTGTTATAAAGACCAATTGCTGGTCTCCAGCCCGGGCCCTGCGTCCTATACTGAGCACAACCCCGGGAATAGCCGTATGATTCTCCTGATAAGGTTTAAATGGATATGAAGATGTAGGTGGTAATGAAGTGGCATAATCCGCCACGATCTGTAGACCAGGTTCTAATGGATTCAAAAATGTAAGAGTACCTGTCGGGTAATCCATAGAATAATCTATACCCCGTTTCAATAAATAAGAATATCCCCCCTTATACAAAGATTTTACAAATATTTGTTCGGATCCTGGAGGTTCATACCCACTGTATCCGCTATAACTTGAATAACCCGAAAAACTATTATTTACACCGCCATATTTTATAGTTACAGGAACTGAGACCCACCCATACCCATAATTATTAGAAAAGAAAACACCCGTATCTGTACCTGCAAAAACATTACCATTTGAAATATTTATAGTCAAACATTGAATATTTGTATTAGTAAGACCAGAATTTATAGCAGTCCATACTCCACCCGATAAAATATAAGCTCCGGTCGGAGTTCCTGCTAATATAACCCCATTCCCAGAAACAAGACATTGTACATCTGCATCAACAAGACCAGTACTATAAGAATTCCAAGTTGTTCCATCCGTAGAAAGAAATATACCGGTTGAAGTCCCCACATAAAGACAAGGATAAGGCCCTGTCCCGGGCATTGCAGTAATACAGGAAATATTAAGGTTTGTAAGACCTGTATTCATAGAAGACCAATTTGTTCCTGCATTAGAAGAAACCTGTACACCAGACCCCTCAGTTCCGGCATATAAATTACCATTTAAAGTTGCAAGACAAGTAAAAGCTATCATATCTTCAGATCCAAGACTTGTTACAGTACTCTGTGTAGTAAAAGTCCCGCCATTAAACCACGCAGAGCGACCATTAGAAGCAACTACATAAACGTTTCCTGTAGAACTATCTGTAGCTATAGCAGGGACTTCTAAATTTGAAAAAAAATCAGAAGCTATCCACTGTATTCCATTACCTATAGAAAGTCCAGTAGTAGTACCGGCAAATAAAAAAGTTTCCGCAAGTTGAGATGTAGTTGAAATTTGAGGCCCTGTACAGGATAAGGTAAGAATTTCAGAAGGTAAAGGATTAGAAAAACCAAAAGTCCACGTTGTGCCAGAAGAAGTAGAATAATAAATATCATTGGTTGTACCAGCAATAACAGTGTTTTGACCAGATAAAATAAATGGACTTACAGCTAAAGCTTGAACATCTATATTTATATCCACTGTAATTGGAGTAGAAGGATAAGGTCCTGAATAACCGGAGAAACTTGGATAGGGCCCTGTCCAAGGCCCTGTGGGACCTATAGGAACGTGATCAAACACTACTGTCGTTTCAAGACCTGTAGTTTTATTTACTAAGACTTCATTTGTAATAAAAAGAGTGGGGTTGATAATAAATGAATTATCATTATTAAAAATAACATTATAGACACCCGGATGGGACATTTGACTTTGCCAATATGTTACCGTTAAAGTATCCCCAGAAGACAAAGCTATAGGTAATACAATAAATTGTTTATATCCATCAACGAATTCTGCCTCTATATGATGACCATTAACTTTTATCTGTACTTCTGACGGGAGCCGGGCCAAGGTCAGGTCCATTTTACCACGACAAAATTGATATGTAGTATTAAATTTTCTTTGAGGAACAGATGTTATTTGAGAGGTTAAATTATCACAAAATTCTACAGCCAAATAATCTTGGTTTTCGCGGACCCATTCGATACCTAATCCCGGATAATTTTCAAACTTGGCGAGACGAACATAGGAATGCTGTACATTCAGGAAATTAGAAGCAGACATCCGGATTTGAGACGCACTTGAATTAGAGAGTATAATGCCATACTGTGGACGTTGCTCGTATGGAAACTTATTATAAATAAGAGTTTTTTCAGAGAATCTTGGATGATTTAGAAAAGCTGACTCTACTTCATCCAAGATTCGATGTTTAACGCCATATAAAAGATTATTATACAAAAAACCGTTCCTTTAAACTTGGACAATTCCAAGATGTTGAGGTTTGCAACAGGCACCGTAGGGCCGTTCTGAAAAACTTATAGAATCTTTGCAAGACTCAAGTTTCCTTCCTGCTTCACTGAAACAGCCTTTTCAATCATACAGACTTGAACAGGTCTTACACTTTCTCCACAGGCTTTAATTCCCGACAAACTATCGGTATGTTTAAGTTTAATTAATCCATACTTCTCTAAGTTAATAGATGCATTTAAGTCTCTATCTATGACATTTCCACAATCGCATATATAAATCCTATCTTCAAGAGTTAAATCTTCCTTTAAACAACCACAAACAGAACACATCTTACTTGAAGGGAAGAATCTATCTACTTCGATTACTAAACCACCAAACCAAGCAGTCTTATAGGTAAGTTGCCTTTTAATTTCACTAAAAGAAGCATCACCTATAGCACCTGCAAGTTTATGGTTCTTCATCATACCAGAAACATTCAAATCTTCTAAGACTATATATCTTGGTTTGGTTTTCACCAAAATACTTGTCATCTTATGAAGAGCATCTATTCTTTGATTACTTATTCTTTTATATATCTTTTGTACTTTTAACTTAGCTTTATTTCTGTTGTTACTTGACCTTTTAGTTTCTTTATTAAACTTCTTACGTGCTAAATTCTTTTGTGCACGAGCTAACTTTTTCTTTGATTTTTTTAGATACTTATTATTTTCAAATGTTTCTCCATTAGAACAAGTAGCTAAAGTCTTTATACCTACATCTACACCCAAAACGGATTCTATCTGATTAGAAGGTTCTGGTATATCTTGTTCAACCTGAACAGATATAAACCATTTATCAGCATCTTTAGATACTGTCATAGAGTTTATTTTAACGTCTTTAGTTGGGATGTAACCTTTTTCTTTAAGTCTAACATAACCGACTTTAGGAATATTAATTGTTTCATTGGTTACATAAAATCCAAATGA